CAGGTTTAACTCAGAAGTGGAGTGCAATCGCACCTAAACCACAAACATCTGATTATGCAGATGCAAGAGGATCCAGATTTGATGAAATCCACGTTGTAGTTATTGACGGCGAAGGAAAAGTTACTGGAAATGAAGGAACTATTTTAGAGAAGCACATCGGTCTCTCTAAGGCATCAGATGCAATTGTTTCTGCTGGTTCTCCTATTCACTGGAGAAAGTATCTTTACAACAACTCAGAAACTATTTTTGGCGGCGCTGAACCAAGTGGCACAGTAGCAACTGGATTTAGTTCTGGATTTACTGCAGTAACTGATTTTGGATGGGATCAAGACGCCGTAGAAGCAGATGGTACTGGTGTAATTTATGGTGCTATTGGAGCACAAAATTATACACTATCGGGTGGTAAGAATTATGATGGACTTACTACTGAAGCAGAAGCAGGTGCAT